CCTGTGGACATATCTATGTCAGATAGTTTATATCTTTCTAAAATTTCACCAGTTTCTGACTTTGGAAAATATTCTTTGTCAATCCTATTATCTTGTATTCTATTAATGACATCTAATGCAGTTTGTTGTATAATGCTTGGCACTCTTTCTGATTTAGTTAGAGGTATTTCTTCTGCGTCGTAGTTAATAAAAGAATCTACGTCAGCACCAGCCCAACCAAAGATAGCTTGATCATCATCACCTGCAACCCACACATCACAGCCTGTATCTTTCTCTATCTTGTTTATCATGGCCCATTGTATCAATGATAGATCCTGTGCTTCATCTACAAATATTACATCAAACTCTGGTGTATCATCTACATCTAAAAACTTTTGTATCATGTCAGTAAAGTCAATTAGGTTATATGTTTTTTTATAACTATCTATTTCTGATGCTATGTTCTCTAACTTATCTCTTTCTATTTTTGATAAATGTTCGTTAAGATCTAGTTGTTCTAATACAGATATTTGTTTTACTCTCGCTAGATTAATTAATCCTAGATACTCACTATCTGATGAGAATATACCATTCCAATTGTTAATTTCGTATGATGCGTATTTAATTTGAATACCACAACTATCACCTATTGCTTTGTAGTTTAGATCCTGCATAACGTTTTCTTCTTTTAATCCCAGTCTATTAAACGCCAAAGAGTGTAGAGTTTGAAAGTATTTAATATCTTTCTTGGTGAGTTCTGTTTTTATTTTAAGAAATCTATCTCTTGCCTCACCTGCAGCTTTACGTGTAAAAGCAAAGTAACCAATACGTTTTAAAGGTATACCTTTCTTTACGTATCGTTGTACTTCATTTAGTAAACGTCTTGTTTTACCTGTGCCTGGTGGTCCTACTACTTTGTATCTCATTAGTAATTACTTTCTTTTCTCTCCACTGGTTTGTATTCTATTTTATCTATGTGTAGTTGCTTGACTCTACATACTTTAATCGTCTTGCCGTCTACATTAAGAGAGTGATTAAACTCTACATCACATTTATCTTTTAATTTTTGTGCTATTCTTTCTTCTGGTATTTTCCAACTAGATCCAAGGTGATCTATAAAAGAATTAAATCTAAAGAAGTGGTGACCTTCCTCTGTCAAACAAGATCCACTATTTATTTGTACTCTGTTTCTTGCACGTGGACCATTAACACAATATTGATATAGTTCTTCTTTTAATCTGTCTTCTATTTGTGTGCCTGCAGGTGGTGATATTTTAGTAGAACCTTTTCTAAGTTCTGTAAGTTTTGCTCTAAAATCTTTTGGTTTAAGTGGTTCATGATAGATACCTGTTTGCTCCCATATTAAATCTAATAGTTCTGTTTGTTTAGTTATAAATCTTCTGTTTGTCGCCACAACACCTTCTTTGGTTCCATCCGGTAATACAACATTAAATCTGTATTCTGGTTCTGCATACATAATTATTTCAAAGTCTGTAATATCTGGAAACATTGTAATACTATCTGACTTAACACCAAATGGTCTTGAATAACAAAGTGTTCGCATACACTTGCTTTGTATTGGATCTTCATAACATGTATGACCTGCCGTATCTTTCTTCCACGCAGTAATTTTAGAATCTAATTTTGTTTTGTCCCATGGATCTTCAAGATAACTATAGTTTGCTTTTGCAACTTGATCTGGCCATTTGTCTTTGTATTTCTTTTTAGCAAAGACCATGTAGTTATACATAAATCTATCTCTGCCATCATCTAGTTTTCTTTTTGAACACAATGCTAAACATGGTGGACCATCTTCAAACTCTGGGTCTGTGCCTACTAAAATATTTTTGTATGTTTCTTCTACAAGTTTATCTAATTCTTGTTTACCAATTCTGCTTTCGTTTGCTACTTCTAAAAATTTTTCTAAATCTAATTTGTTATTGTTCTTGTCAACAGCATATCTTTTTGTTTCACCGTTGTTGTAATATGGTAAGTTAATAAAGTTACCTGGTTTAATTTCTCCTTTGTCATCTTCCTTTAGTTCTTTCTGCTTTGGAAAAATCTCTGTATCAGGATCTAATCCAAGAGGCAGTAAAAAAGATTTTAATGCCGAGATCAAATCGACAGCTGGTATTGGTTCCTTCAAAAACAAATAACAATGCAGTCCTCCGCTTTTAGATAACAATGGTACTAGTGGTAATTTAAATTGTTGAAACAATGCTAGATAATTTTCTACTTTGAAACTAGCATAGTCTTTTGAGTCTATGTCAATGCAACCAAACTGAACTGTCTTATCTAACCTACATGGTTGTATACCAATTGATATCTTACCTGCTATATGATCTCGATAATCACCTTGTGTAATAGGTCTACCAGCCCACTCGTAGTTTGGTTTGAGTTTGTTTTTGTCTGTGTCTAATTGTGCTGAAGACATGTCAGCGATACCAAAGTCACCTTGATATCCAGTAAATAATTCTATAAATTTATCAACCATAAGATCCCGGGTCGGAGCGGCTCCACTCTCGCTTTGCCGCCCCTATCTCCTCCATAGAGGTAGAATTAGTAGTTAGATTCCTCTTGTGATTCAGCCACTGCTTTGTTGTGACTGTTCTTTAAAGAGTTATAAAAATCTCTAGCCATTTGATATAGGCCGGCATTGTCTACTTTTCTCAACATAGACACATTATAACCATGCCAAGTAAAACTACCTGAGTTTTCTACAGAACTTAATTTATAAATTCTAGAAAACGTTGGTGCCTGTAAAGATTTTCCTGTCTTAGGATCGTTTTCAAATTCATTCTCCATTAAAGAATTCCATTGTCTACTAACCTTTAGCTGTGTTGACTTCATTGTCATCAAAGCTTTCTCCGGTCTCTCTCCATTTATAATAACAAAGTGATTTGCTGTTTTGATAATTTCATTTCCATTATCTAACATGTCTTTGTTATTTTGATTTTGAGTTACCTTTGACATGATACCAGGTCCTCTGTCATTGTGTACAGGTCTACCTTCTCTACGTTCAAAAGGTGCCCACTCTGGATATGTCATCTTATAATACACAGGAATAACTTCTATTCCTTGTTCACCATTATATAATTTTTTAGTGACTGTATTATAAAACATACCAGCTTCTGCGCCTTCTACATACTTTGCATGTTTCTTTTTAGTTTCATCTGATCCTGATTGTAACAATTTCAGAAAAGGTAAAGCTAGATCTTGTTTGTCTACGTTCTCTAGACCCATTCCTGAATCTGATACAAAGTCCAAAGCAGATAACTCACCTGTTGATCTTTTTATTATGTCTCTTGTTTCTTCACTCATATTATTTGTTCCTTGTTATTTTTGTTTTGTTTCCCTTAAACAGATTGAAATGTTCAGAGGGCAGGTCAAGTTCTTTTTCGACCCGCTCTCTGTATAGTGCTTTGAGAGTCATCGGCTCCACTTTAAGTTTTTGAACCGGTTGGTAACCGTTGCTCTCTGCAAGGTTTGCGTATTCGCTCGCCTTGTTATCTTCGTTACGACCAAAGGAAACAGTGATCTCATTCTTAATCAAATCACCCAAGTCGTTATTTCGAAGCCAGTTAAATGCGCCTTCTCTTTTGTCTAGAGGTATTGTTGCGCTATAAATTTCTTTTACTTCTATTGCTGAACCATCTTTTAGTTTCATAGTTTTTAATTTCATCGAGTCCATTATCTCTGGTATTACTTGTTGTGAAAGTTTATCTGCTTGTGCTTTCTTTTGTGATAATCTTTCTTCAATCATTTTAATTTCATCTTCTAGCTTTTGTAATTCTAAAACGTGGCTAGATAATGTCTCTGCATTATTTAATTCATTTACTTGTTGAGGCGCATCCTCAACAAACATTTTTTGTAAGTCTTCACTCATCTATCTCTCCTTTCTCGTATAGATTTATTTCTATTGGATAGTATTGTCTTTCTTGTTTGTCCCACTTTAACAAATTATATTTGCCGTTAGTCATATCAGATACAATAGAACATGCAACACCAATTATAGCAGGATCACCAGTTAATAATAAATAATCATCTTGTGTAAAATTTTTTAATAGGTTTCTTAATTTAAAAATTAATGGACCAGGTGAAAAAATTATTTGTGATAATTCAGGAAGTAAAAATTTAAACTCACCGTATTTAGATGCACCCATAATATTTATTTTTGGGTTTCCAGATGCAGTGCCAGGTATTTCTTGTATGACATAAACAGTTCTATCTTTCATGACTTGACAATATAGGTGTTTACAATTATATTGTCAACTAGAAAGAAGAAAAAAATGAATTATAAATTTAAAACTAAACCATACGCACATCAACTCAAAGCATTAGAAATGTCTTGGGAGAAAAAAGCGTTTGCGTATTTTATGGAAATGGGTACAGGTAAATCTAAAGTATTGATAGATAATGTTGCAATGCTTTATGACAAAGGTAAAATCAATGGTGTCTTAATTGTGGCACCAAAAGGTGTATACAAAAACTGGTATAGTTCTGAGATACCAACACACTTACCAGATCATATAGAAAAAGTGTCTGTATTGTGGCAAGCTAATATTACAAAATTACAACAAAAAAATTTA